CTAATCTAAATATAAGTGAATCGTACCCTCCAAATTGATTCTGAAATATTATATTAACTGGAGTAAACTTTGGAGCGCATACTTGTTTAACAACCATAGAATCTCCACCCATAGTAATCCTCCAAGCATAGGTAGAAGAAGTAATAAAATTAGAGCCAAGATAAGCATTAACTGCAGCTGGACTTAAATCTAAAATTAATCCGTGATTAGTTCCCAATCCAGCACCAGTAGAAGAACTTCCATCGTTAGTTCCAGCCTCTGTTAATTTCTGAAAAGTAGCAGTAACATTTGCAGAGTCAGCGTTAAAATAAGTAATAATAAATTTCTCTCCATTCATTACCTCGCCAGCAGTCCTATCTCTTGAAGTTAAGAACTTATTTGCATAAGTTGAGATTGAAGTTCTAAATGGATCAAGTGAATAATTCCAGCCTTTGTAATTGCCCGATGTTAAGTTAGTATAAGTTGTACCTCCATATTCTTCTCCGAAATTGATTGTGTAATCAACGTGTAAGAATGAATCCGAGTATTGTAATAAGCTCGCTCCAGAAGAGCTAAATCCGCCTGTAATGTAATTTCTGACGATTGCACCCGCATCGAATACCCCATAGCCTCCAGAGTCTGGGAAGTTTTTGACTGTTGCGACAACTGTGGAATTAACCAATATATCAAATACATATTTGAAATTAGTTTGAGATGAATTGTTCGAGCTTACAACGTGCCAAAGCGCATCGTGAGCGGATGTATAAGAAGCTGGACTACTTTGTACGGTTATTGCCATTGAATGTTTTTTTAATCGTTAATGCAAAATCTTGTCCTAAAGCAGTAGCAAGTTTCTTTTGAAATTCTTCTCCAAAAGCTTTAGGAATGTTATCATCAAAAAAGCCAACTCTTCCTATACCTCTTTCTTTAATTTTTTTAGCAGTATTATATGCGGCTTGTTTAAGTTTCTTTTGTGGATTAGATGCTTGCGCTAATGTCTTTCTTTTTCTTTGTAATGGTGTTAAATTTTTTCTTTGGTCTTCGTTCCTTATGTAATTTCTATGTCTTAAATACCATCTTAAAATAGCATCTACCATCTTAGAAGATACGCTTAATGTTTTATACTTATAAGGAGAATTTGGTTGTCTGCTTTTAATTCCTCTTACTCCTTTGTTCTGAAAATCATAATACTCAGCTGCTGGATTATTTTTTTCATATCCAATCGTTATTGAATATTTATTATTTTTATATTCAACTGGAGTAACTACAATGTCTGAAAGTTTACCAGTATCAACTTTTTTCTTTGCATTAATTCGAGCAACTGCAAGCTTTAAAAACTTATTAGCAGCTTCAAACATAATTGCCTCAACGTTTGACAAATTAAGTTCTCCATCTTTGGCAATTCCACCTAAATCAAAATTGCTACCTAATGATTTTTGCGCTTGACTAATGCTTGCCATATATCTTTTTCATTTCAGCAGAATCGTGACTATTCTTACTCTTGATATAACTCAAATCGTTTAACGCATTAATGGTAGGTAATTGATATACTTCTTCCAATCGGATTTTTTCAAAATCAGCGATGAGCGTAGCTTGGTAAATCCATCCATACTGGCGCATAAATCCCGAATTATCATCTCTGCCTCTATCGGATTCGTTCCCGATGCTATCATCTGCTCCTTGAAATAATCCTTTAAATTGATTATCGAGTCCGCGAAGACTTGACAAAAAAAAACAACCGATCCATAAACTTGCTCGAATGGCGCACTTAATAAATCTTGCGCATACTCGTCGTGTTTGCTTGCATCGTATTTAGCCAGCTTCCAACCTCTCCATGTTAACTTCATTGGCATAATCATTGAAGCTGCAATCTTATGTAAATTATTTGTTATATCAGAAGCAAAATATTTAGCCTCGACATAACGTGCATAAGGCATCTTGCGAATGTCATAAATACATCTATATTTCTTCTTTCCAATTTTAATATAATCTTGAGTCTTTGGCTCTGGCTTTGTAGTATTCAAAAACTCAATGGTTTTTAATTGCTCTTTAAGCTCTGAAATAGACAATGAATCTATTTGCGTTTCTGTCCTATTTGTCAGAATTGCTAAAGACTTAACTGCTAAATCCAATTCAGTATCGTCTCCTCTTTTAGCAAGAAGATTTTCAATCTGCTGATACTGCCATAATGTTACATCACTCCAATTCATATCGTAAATAAATAGCTAATTAACTAAAATTGTATCTGCCACTTCCAGACTTAAAGTCAAACTTGCGCCAAGCTAAAGCCAATGCGCATACGCAGTCATCGTGAAATCCACTTGGAGCAGAGTATTTAACTCCATTCGCAGAGTATTGATATTCAAATATCTCAAGCTCTTCTTTAATCATTCCTTCTGGATAATGAATCCGCTCTTGATGAATAGCAACTTGTAATCCAAGCATTATCTCTTGCTTACTTTGGCTTGTAAATTTAAAGCCTTCTATATCCATACCTTCTCTTTGTAACTGCTCAACGATAGGATCGCCAACACCAGTAGCATCTATTATCATTTGCGCTTTAGGTAAGTTACGGATTTTATTTTGTGTACTTGCCCAATCAGATTGGAATCTGTCAAAATAAGCTACATTCCCAGCGTTATCCAAGCCTATTATAACTGTCCAGTCATTATACTTAGCTAAGTCAATTCCGTAGCATTTAACTGGATTATTCGAAATAACCGAAACGCATTTATTGATTGCTTGGCTTCCAAATGGATTCGCAGAGTTTTCAGCTGGATTAGCCATATACTCTTGTTCGAATACAACTGTCGGAAGCTCTGCTCTTGCTGCATCAATCTCTGATTTAATTATATGCGGATTATCATAAGTAGAATATTTAAAACTTTGCCATTCTAAATCTTCTTCTAATCCTTTTAAATAAAGAGAATAAAAAAAGTTTTTACCTTTAGGAGTAGAAACAAATAAAGCCTTACCTTGATAATCGGTTAATGTTGGACGAATTGAATTTAACCACCCTTCTTCTAAATTTGGAATAAATGAAGCTTCATCAATAATTACATAATGAAACTTTAAACCACGAAGATTATCAAGTCTTTCTCCAGTAAAAAATCTTATTGATCCACCAGTGATTAATTTTAAAGTTAAATCTGAACGGTTTGCTATTGCAACTTCAATAGGCAATAATTTACATAATTCATCAAAAAAAACTTTAGCTAAATGATAAGTAGGTGTTATGTATGCAACTTGTTGACCTTTTAATGATTCAACAGAAGATATAACTTGACTAATTAAAGATTTGCCAAATCTTCGCCCACACATTAAAACTCTGAATCTTGCTTTACTCTGAAGAACTTTCTTCTGTGCTTGATGAGGAATCGGTAAAATAATTTCCATTTGCGAACTTAATTGTTATTTCAGTATCTTGTTTGACATCTGAAGTTTCTTTTGGTTTACCAAATACTCTGCTTAATAAAGTTTCTATTGAATATAAACTACCTTTTTCTAATGATTTTCTCATTGCTCCAGCTACTGTTTTTTCTAATATAGTAGCATCTGGATTTTCAAATACTGCTTTTAATTCATTTATATTCATTGAAAGCATATTTCTAATAGACATATTTATCTCAGTCATATTATATCCAGCATCTTTTAAGCCAGTTACATAAGACTTTGGTCTTCCGTTTGGATTGCCCGATTGACCTTTTTTAAAAGGAATTAAGTTGTCTTCGCTTGCCATATTTCTCCGTTCTTTTTAATTAATAAGATTGAATCTAATTGTATAATTCTGTCAACTATTACTTGGCAATACTTTGGATCAAGTTCTAGTCCGTAGCATTTACGATTTAATTGATGTGATGCTACCATTGTTGAACCAGAACCACTAAAAGGTTCGTATATTAAAGCATTTATAATTGAACTATTTTTAATAGCTTTTTCGCATAATTCAATTGGTTTCATTGTAGGATGTTGCTCACTTCTTGATGGTCTATCAATATTCCAAACCGTATCTTGAGTGTTACCTCCATGCCATATTCTTTCTTTTCCTTGTTTCCATCCATAAATAATAGGTTCGTGTTTCCATTTATAATCTTTATTCATAGAAAATGTACTATTATTTTTTACCCAAACAATTATACTTGAATATTTAAATCCAGCATCAATAAAAGCTAATGTAAAATTCATTCTTTCTAATTCGCTATGTGCTACATATATTGGGCTTCCTTCTTTCATTACTAAAAAGCAATTTATATATGCATCGTATAAAAATTGATAAAAATTATCTATTTTATCATTAGCAATTGCATCTCTTTTTTTACTACCGCCTTCATATGCAACATTATATGGAGGATCGGTAAATACCATGTCTGCCTTTTTACCATTCATTAACTTAGCAACTGCATCACTATCGGTTGAATCCCCACAAAGCAATCGATGTTCGCCAATTTCAAATAAATCGCCTAAAACAATATCTGTTTTAATTTCATTAGGTACTTCGTAATTATCTTCTTCTGCACTTCCTTCGTCCTTAATATCAAATACTGGTAAATCTAATCCCCAAGATTCAAGTTCTTCTGTATCCCATTCATTGGCAATCATATCCCAATCCCATTCGCCTCCGCTTGTATTATCCTTGATAAGAAATTCTCTCTGTTTCTCCTCTGATAAATCAGTGATAATAACTGGTACCTCTTTAATGCCAGCTTCTTTGCAAGCTCTGAACCTCATATTTCCTCCAAGTATTATCATATCTTGGTTTACAACAATAGGTCTTATGTCCAGCATCTCTGGAAAATCTTTTATAGATTGAACTAATTTTTTAAACTTATCATCTTTTATTAATCTTGGATTATTAGGATTAAGTTTAATTTCTGAAATTTTAGTCAGTATTGGTTGTTTCATTGTTTATTTTTTAAATAGTAAACTCCATTCGGTAGGAATAGATAATTTATGATAAACTTTATAATCGTATTCAGCGAAGAATGCAATCCACTCTTCTTCTGATTTTATGTTAATATGTCCCCACCATTCATCAAACTCTTTAGTTGTATGATTTGGAGTAGAACTAAGGTAAAAGTATTGCGCTTCAATGCTTTCTAAATATTCATTTATTTGCTCGTCTGTTAGATGCTCAAATACTTCAATACTTACTATGAGTTGGCAATGGCTTGGATAATTGTTTAGATCGTGAAGCTCAATGCCTCTTGTCTTTGCGAAGTCTCTGTGATACTTATTTGGCTCAATACCATAGTAATCGCAACCTTTATGAATTAAGCATTCGCCAAGCGTTCCCATTCCAGCTCCAATCTCAATAACATTACGAGCATAGTTCTTAATGATATTTGCAACTGCATTCATCAACTCGAAGTATTCGGGATTCTCTGGAGTAACTCCAATGCTTACTTCATAATCAAAGAACTCTTTCTCAGTTGCTTGCATTATCTATCTGCTCAAGTTTTCTAATTGCCCATTCAATTCCTTCAGTTCCTCCCCAAGCATCCCACATCAAGCCTCCGCAACCTTCTGAATAAGGAACATCTTTATTCTGTTGATGTCTTTTAAACGAAGCCATTCTTGCAATCGTATCTCTTGATATTGGCTCTTTTTTTGCCAACTGATTTGCTCTTACTTTACCTACTGGAGTTCCGCAATCTCCCCAGCCATTTTGTTCTGCCCAAGCTAATGCACGTTTAGCGTTACTAACTGCGCTCTCTGGATAATCGTTATAAGATTCAGCAAAGTTCCCACTTGCAAGAATTGCTTGCCAAACCTCAGTAGCTTTCTCCTCTGTATCGTAAATACATTGGCTATTACCTATTCTCCATTTTCCGTTACTGCATTTAATTACTGGCATCGCTTATTAGTTTATTATAAATAGCATAACGAAGCTCATTAATTTTGAATATGTCATAATGCTCTCGAACATATTCGCCATTTGCTTGCCCATAATCGTCTCGCATTTGTTTACTGAATGCCATTCGTTTAATATCCCTTTCCCAATTATCTACTTTAAAGATTGTTGGAATGTCTGCGTATGGATCACGGTCATAAGTCAAGATTGGAATCCGTTTAGCTCCAGCTTCTAATGCTTTAAGATTTGACTTCATTCTATTGAATCTATTATCAAGCAAAGGAGTTACTAACATATCAGCCTCAGCATAGAAATTCATATACAAATCAACTGGCAAGCTTTCAAGTATTTTGTACTCAAGCTTTTCGTTTGCAGTAAATACTTTAGCCATTCTTTCCCAATGCCATTTGTTGTATTGATTCCAACCGCAAAGAAGCATTCTGCAAGATTCAGTAAAGCTTTTGGATTTAGCTAAAGCTTCAATAGGAGATTTTAACTGCTGAATGTCTGGATAATGAGTAATACTTCCAGTATGCACAATAGTTACCTTCTCGTGAGGAATCTTAACATCTGTGAATTGATCCTTGTCAAAAGGTAAAGCATTAGGGATAATCTCGCAGTTCTTGTTAATCTTTATAATCTCTGCCCAAAGTCTAGAATGCGTGCAAGTAACTAAATCAGCGTGCTTGATATTTGATTTAATAATATGCGGAACTCTGTTCTTAGCGTAGTTCTCAGCTGATAAATGCTTTGCGAATAGCTCCCAGTAGTCATCAATATCTACCACCAATTTAAATCCGTATTTCTTTTTAAGCTCAAGTATTTCAATTAGACTTAAAGCTTCGCAGAATCTGTTGATAACAAAGACATTGATTTGTTTATCTCTTATAATCTCTTCGGTTGGAGTATCGGTAATCATACAATAGTCCTTGCGCATAATTGATAATGGCAATGCAAGTCTATGGTAAGTTACTCCAGAATGCCTACTTCCGCTTGCGAGTATTCTTAATTGGTTTGTCATTTGGCTGATTGGTTGTTTGGTTTTCTTGTACTCTTTTGTTTGCCCAGAGAACTCCTTCGTAATGAGCAGATAAACGCTTGAGCATATCGAATACACAATTCCCACACCAAGCATTTAAAACAAATTGAGAATCTAAATTACGCTGATAAATACGGGTATATTCGTCAAGGATATTAAAATCAATATGCCTGGAGAATCCAAGCTTTACCGATTCGAAGTTTATAATATTATCCTCGCAGAATTTAATTTCTTCTTGTGTCATAATTTTAAAAGTAAACGATATAAAACTCCTCCAACAACTCCAGCTCCAAAAGTAGAAGTAACGAAATAAGATATTTCTACTGGCAAGATAAATAAAACAACTGCGCTCCAAACTGATAAGCAAGGAACGCAATTAAATGGCTTGAAGTTAAGCTTCCAAGATTGATGCAAGTTTGTCATATTGAAAAACATTGCAAATAGAACTGCTCCGATTAAACTCATTGTCTTAATTTCTTTTTAATGATCCCGATTGTTTTTACAACTGATTGGTAAGGTATCTTTGTTCTTCTTGATAATTCGGTTTGGTTAAATCCAAGCTCAATATAAGTATCAAGCATTCTATCCTCATACCAAGATAAACTCTTTCGATTCTGCTCTATTAAATTAAATAGCATTTCCTTCTCTTCTTTGAAGTCATCTACTTCGATTAGATTATCAAAGCCTTCAATGCTTTCATATTTCATTCGGTAATGCTTAAAGAATAACTGGTTTGATTTTGTCGAATGAATCATATTTAGCATTACTCTTACAAGCCAAAACTTTAAACCTGGTAAGCCATTGTTATTGTAGATGCCCCAGAACTTCTCATCGTTTAATCCGCATAAGCATATAAACATTTCTTGCTTTAAGTCATCTCGTAATTCAATAGGCTTCATTTTGTTTAAAGCTGAAGATAACTCCTTACTTAGATAAAGTTCTGAAGTTATGTCGCTTCTTGATTTCATAGTTTATTTAATTAAGCTATCCTCTAAATTTAGAAAGTTCGTGATTCAAATACCACATTGCTTTCTCAAGGTCTTGCTTCTTATTGCCTTTCTTATCAGCTCGCAAGATGTACTTGATAGCATTCCCTAACTCAAAATTAAGCTTATAATCATTGATTATATCAATAACCTCAAAGTTCTTACCTTGATAATGAGCTGGATGATCCACCATATTAGAAATCGATTCCATCTATTCCGTAATT